CCCTCTTCAGGGGGACCTGAGACAAGCAGTAATGCTTCCATCCGCAAGGGTGGGTTTAACCAACGTCTCGCGAATCGATCTCGGTGTGCAGTGTCTTACCGAGTTTAAAATCCAATGTGAATGGAGAGTACACTTTTATGGGTGAACCAATACCGAGGCTTCGTGTTCGACATACCGAGAACAGTAAACAAACTGTTCATGCTGGTGACTGGTGGCGTTTTCGGAACGGAAAGTGGGAACTTTCCGGTAATCCCGTCAACATACCACTAGACAACAAGTATGCAGTTACCGAAGTGTGCCGGGATCAAAAGAATCCTGGCCCACCTTACGTAACTGGCGGCCCGTTCACGAGTATAAAATCCTCGATGTTGCCTTTTCCGGTGATGGGACTTGGGAGTTTTGACTCCCCGCTTCCGTTTAATAACGGAGACGGGAGTTTCCTCCGAAGATATGTTGGTGGGTTTTCTAACCCCCAATTTATCGGCGTCGACTTTACTGACGCTGAACTTCGGAATCCCTCCTTTTTAATGGGGGGATCAGTTGTCCTACCAGTTGACCCATTCTACCCGAAGGTCGACAATGCTTTGCGACCTCGTCTTTCAAGAGCGGATGGTGCTGTCTTTCTGATTGAGATGAAAGACATGCCCCGCATGCTCCACAAGACTGCGGCTGACTTTAAAAATGTCTACCTCAGCTTAAAGCGTCCAGGGGACGATCTTCTATCCCCTAAGATGCCTAAGGAACTTGCGGACTCCTTCTTGAACCACCAGTTTGGGTGGGCTCCTTTTATCCGGGATATCCAAAAGCTTATTAATGCCTTTGAATATTCTAACGAGTTTATGCTGGACATTACCAGCCGTAACTCGCGTTGGGATCATCGGAGTCGGGTATTGCAAGAGGACGATATTGACGGTGAAACGACTGTGCTTAAGGGGAATGGAATGAAGGTTTCGCCTTCAGCCTCTCCTCTATTAAACTGCACAGTCGATACCAGTCAAGCCGATGCTTATAACTTCGAATACCTCATACAAGATGTTACTCGAGTATGGTGTACCGGAGACTACAAGTTTTATCGGCCTGAGTTCGACTCGACCCGAAAGGACTACGCGACTCTTTCGTCGCGAATAAAGCGAAACTTAGTCCTGTACGGTCTTGAAATGAACCCGTATGTCCTTTGGAAGGTGACTCCTTGGTCATGGCTTGCCGACTGGTTCTTCGATATTGGACCTTTTATTGAGTCCTTTGTCGCAGCTTCCAGCGATCAAGTCGTGTCCAAGAATCTCTACCTGATGCACCAGAGGAGGCGTCGTATTGTTCTTAGACAGAACATACGCTTCTTTTCTGGTTTGCGCTCTTTTGATTTCCCTAGGGAAATCGTTGTAAAACAGAGAGCGGTGGCAGAAACTCCATTTGGATTCGGTCCGACGTGGAGCGCTTTGTCTCCACGTCAATGGGCGATTTTGGCTGCCCTCGGCGCTAGCCGTCGGCGGCCACTATCTGGTTCTGCGTGAAATTCTGAATCCATTGGGTCGGATCCAGTGGGTTACACACGCAGTTTCACTCCGATAATTCGAGAGGTTAACTACACATGTTTGCAGAACCAATCACTATCACCGTAAACGCCGTTCCGATCGCTTTCACTAAGCGAAGTACCTCTGGTACTTCTGCTGTGTGGGCGTCGGCCGATGGCCTGTGGACCCTTGAGATATCCCATAAGGATATCGGAAAGGACCGTATCAGGTCCGTCGCAAAATTGACGCAGAAGAAAGTCGTTACCAATCCATTGGATTCAACCAATGACTGGGACACGAACGTTACTTACTCCGTCAACGAGAGGCCTTCATTTGGCTTCACGACAACCGAGATGAAAAACCAGTTTTCTGGTTTTAGCACCTGGTTTGTTTTGGCGGCGACACAGGATAAGTTTCTAGCTCAAGAGAGCTAGAGAAGGGAGACCATTCTTATGTCTTTTAAGAAAGATCTTCTTAGTCGGTTGAGGAATACCGCTCTTACGTTCCTCGATGGTGAATTAATCACTGTCGTCGAACATATACAGCGTCCTCGACTTTCTAAGGCTCAAAAGGAAGAAGCGAATGATATTCTGACACGAGCTGAAATTAATGCTCGTGAGCGTCGGCGTAGAAACACCGATGCCATCGCTAGAAGTAAACGCGCTGCAGAAGAGATTCGTGCTGGTGCAACACCAGCAGACTCCGATTGAAACCTTCAGGGGCACTTACCCCTAACCCTGTGGGTTGATATGTGATGCCGGGTAAATGCACACGGTAGCAAGCATGCGTAGCTTAATTACCACCTCTTAGTGATGGAGGGGTAATGGAAGATAACGTAAGTAACTACCTCGAGTTGATGAACATGATCTACATTGACTCGTGTTCATTGTGCATCGCTGATGTCTCTTCTTTACGGGACTTGGATGTTATCCGAGCCCGAGTCAAAAAGGAAGGGTTGTCATTTTTAACGATAACCCTACCCAAATTTGCTAGTGACTTTGAACAAGCACTTGCAAGTGGGTATATAGGCAAAGAACATTTCCGAGCTTTTCGGAAATATCGAGCAATCCCTCATTTTCTTAAGGGTATGCTCTGCCTTCTTTTTGACTATGAGACTGGAAGACTTCATGACGAAGTTCGTATTGCATCGGTCGATATTCCATCTGTCGTTCAGGCTGTGCGTCAAATATGCATGGCCTTTAAGAAGATTGAACTCCCCTGTGCTCCCAAAAGGAACACCGAGGCGATCGAGAACTTCGTTTCTGTTGAGGCTACCTTTCACTCATTTTCGTTATCCGAGGATGACATATCCCATTTTAGGAATGTGTCATTTATGCTTTGGTCCAGTATTCTCCAGGGTTTAACCTGTGAGTCTTTTGTTCCTAAGCATGGTCCCGGAGCCACCGCTGACAAAATTTCTGGTAACCAGAAATATGTTTGGCGGAGTTGGCATGACAGGCTTGAGCAATACTTCCCTATCATTGGAAACGGGTACTCTGTGTCCGTTGACAGTGAGCGGTTGCTCAAAAACGTGGCCTTCATGTCTCCTGAACAGGAGCATCCTTCACGGGTTGCACTTGTTCCGAAAACCTTGAAAGGACCCAGAATCATTGCTTTAGAGCCCCACTGTATGCAATATGTACAGCAGGGGATTCAAGCTGTCCTCACGGACCGTATTGAATCTAATTGGAGGACTCGGGGAAAAATTAATTTCCGCGATCAGTCCATCAATCAAAGCCATGCTCTGATGAGTTCGAGGGATGGTCTACTAGCAACGGTAGATCTTTCTGATGCTAGTGACAGGGTCCCCCTGTCGTTAGTTAAGATTATGCTTGAATCAAACCCCGAGTTTCTCGAGGCCGTTCTCGCATGTCGCTCAACTCGCGCGATACTTCCAGATGGGAGAGTTATCTCCCTTCTGAAGTTTGCGTCTATGGGTAGCGCCTTGTGTTTCCCAGTAGAGTCGATGTACTTCTACACAGTTGTCGTAGCGACTTTGCTGCAAGAGGCACACCTTCCTGTGACTCGCCGTAACATTATGAAAGTGTCACGTCGGGTCCGAGTGTATGGGGACGATATACTTATCCCTACCACTCATGCGATCGCGGTT